AAATTTACCACTTGATGACTGATATTGAAGAACCTTGCCATCTACCTTTGCACTATCTTCATCAACATCATCAAGTTTTAAAAGATTAACTTCACCAGATCCTGGCCCATGTGCAAGAACTTTGTATAGAATATCTCTTACTTGTTTGATTTCACCCTTGAGATTATCAATACTTGTTTCATCTGAGTTTTCAATCTCTTCTTTTAAATTTGTTTCCTCAATAAACTTGATTGCCTGTGCAACAGTATCACTTATTTCTGGTGTTTTAATTGGTTCTGGTTCGATAATATTTACTGCATCAACCTCAGTAAATTTAATATCTTCACCATTATTCCAATCTTGAACAGTTATAGGATCTTCTTCTAATTTTGATACATCAAAATCCTCAGGCACACCCACAGTGACTGCTGGTTCTGTAATATCCTTAACTTCTTTTGGATTTTCAATTACATCTATTATTGAATCTAATTGTTCTATTAATTTTGATTCCTTCTTCTTCTGTTTTTTGATATTTACCTTTGCTTCTTTAATTCCAGAAACCACAGTCGAAGTTAAGACATCAAGATTGATGTCTGCCTCCTTAAGAAGATTGTCAAATTCCTCTTTCTTTTCTTTCTTGGCCTTTCCTAGAAGACTAAAAAATTCTGTGAGTTCTGGAGACTTCATTTATCATCTTTATTTTGATTCTTAATTAATTTCGATAACTCCGCTGTTGAACCTACAAATAATGCATTAGTTACATTAGTAGGCCCTTTGTTTGGATCTTGTTCAAGATCTTTCATCTTCTGTTGCAAGTCAATGAGTTTATCTGTTGTATCTGCAACTGCTTTGATTGTAGTTGCAGCAACTTCATAAGCTCTTGCAGAATCAGACTCTTGTGCTAATTCTAATATACCATTCACTGCTTCCTGTCCTTTTTCAACTAAAGAATATAACTGAGCACGACTATATTTATAGTCTTTTTCAGAATCGTTTTGATCACTATTTGTAAGTTGATTCTTTTGAGGTTGAATCTTATCGTCCTCAACGACCTCTGTATCAACGTTAAGTGCTTCCTCGATAGAATCAAAGTTTTTCATAGTTCTCCTATACGTCTATTCCCTGAGATGGACTGGATGTTTTACCATCGCTAAAGAATGATGTCATTTCATCGAATCCAAAGTCATCACCAAATTCAATTGATGCATTATCAGTTGCACTGAGAACACCAATAGATGCATTATGTTCATGTTTTGCAGCAATCGTATTATCATGACCACGGAACACAGTTATATTCTGACCACTGATACTTCTAATTTTCATAATTTCGGTATCAATGATAATTCTCTGATTTGCAGATAAATCAGTGGTTGCACTCACTTTGAAGGTTGTGACCTTCTCAGATATTGCACCATCAATGACTGTAGCTGTATCATCATCGTAATTTTGTTTTGCAGTTGGTGTTGCACTATATCTAATATTACGTCTTGCAGTTTTAATATTAGTACTAGTGTAGTAATCAACATCAACTTTCTTGATAAGACCCTCTGGATTATCTGCAACTGGCCCAAATAGGTATGTTTTTGCAGTAAACGCTAAAGTATAGCTGATTGTTCTACGAGATTCAAAACCACCTTCATATTGATCACTGTAGTTAATACTTTCCAAAATTATTGGAATATCCTTCTTCTCACCAATTGAACTGATTAAGTTGATTGTAATATTAAATGAAGGTTGAAAATATGGGACAATCTGTTCTAATATTTGTAATGCATCATCACTCAACTTAGCCATGATACTAAGTTCAAATGAAATGTTATATGGAACAGGCATATAAACTTTCTTTGCATTTGTTCCATTTCTTGTAAGGAATGTTTGTGCGATTCCAGTCTTACGAGTTGGATCATACTGTAATCCTTGCATCTCAAATGAGAGTCTTGGAAGAGTTATTGCGATATCTCTGTCTAAATTTGGTTCCTGTTGAATTCTTGCCAAAAATTTCTGCATTGGCCCATAAGCCAATGGCACTTTTAGGGTGCTAAAAGTTGTCCCACTCGTATCTTTGTGTCGAACGCTAATATTATTAAAGAGAGTACCGAAACCGATAACTGTCTTTCTTAATATTTCATGATAGAAATAAGTACCTAACATATCAAAGCTTTCTAACTATTTAGAATGTTCCGAACGGATTGCCCTCAGAGAAGTCTAATATGGCATCAGCTTCGGTTTCAAAATCAGCATTATCACTATATTGATCTGCCTTATATTGAGAATTTGGATAATCATTTGGTGTATCATAATCCACAGATTGTATTACATATTCTGCGCCAGATTCAAGACCTTTGATCTTCTCACCAACTTGAAATTCCATCTTGGTTAAAAGACTTACATCAAGAGTTCTAGACCCTGCATCCCATACTTTGACTCTTGCAGTCTCTGAAGAATCAGATGATACTTGAACTGTTTCGTTAAAGATATAATCACCATCTCCTATTGATGTTGCAGCACCGATTGTAATTGTTGGTGTAGATGTATATCCACTACCAGCGTTACTAATTCTAACAGCACTAATTGTTCCGCCAACCATCACTGCCTCAGCGGTTGCATCAGTTCCTCCCGATGGTGCAGTAGAAATAGATACATTTGGTGTTGTTGTATAACCTGATCCACCAGTGGTTATGGTAACAATACCTACAGAACCTAGAGTAGTGATGCCAGCAGTCGCTATACCAGTGCCTGGCACGGTTATAGTTGGTATTCCGATATATCCACCGCCAGGATTGATTAAAAGAATTTTATCGATAGATTTACCAGTTGCAATACCAGATCGTGATGTCATGATTGCAACAGCAGTTGCGTCTACGCCAGGTGAAGTGCTAATCGAAACGGTAGGTGCAGTAAGATAACCATACCCATCATTCTGTAAGAATATTTGTTGAACAGCTCCAAAGTTAAGAGTTGTATTTGCAGTTGCAGTACTACCAACGCCTGATAAAACTAATCTTGCAATATAACCTTCTGTTTGAACAATCTCATCAATCGTATTGACATTTGTATCAATGACTTCATCTTCATATTCAAATAGTTCACATTGCAACTGATAAACGTAGTTTTTTTGTAATTGATAAAACGGTTTCTCATGTTCTACAAACTTAATTTCAAATATTTTTTGACCTAAAGGGAAAAATATCAAATCTCCTTCCTTTGGTCTATTAAACAAAGTGTAATCGTCATTTTTTTCTAAAAATGGTGCAACTGATTCCTCAAATCTTTCCCTAGATATTACAAATGTCGCTTCATCAGTAACTCGAACACCAAATTTTGAAAGTATATCTCCTGATCCAGCATATCCATCAATGTTCATCAAGTATGCTTCAAGAGGGAATGCCTGATCAAATCTAGATTCAGTTACCTCTTTCATAATTGTTCTAGATGTAACTAACTTACGAGGAATATAATGACACTCAATACCATACATCCTTAGTTGTTCATTAACTAAGTCTTGTACTAAACCTTGCTCCCCTTTAGAGCCCTGTAGAAAAAATGGATTTAACATTATCCAATCATATCCAATGGTGGCATTTCATAATCACTAGACATCTTCGATCTGATCTCTGCAAGTTCTCTTTCTCCATCATCATAAATTTGACGACCATTTAATTGAATACCGCCAGGTAATTGAACACCTTGAAACTTGATTAAATTTTGTCCCCATTGTCTTTTACATAATGCTGTAAAATATCTCTTCAAAAATTGATCATTATATACTTTTGTAAAATCATCTGGATCTAATATTCTGAAACAATCAATCACGAAGAAGTCATCCTTGTTTATTTGTGCCCAATCAACATCAATATAAAGACGGTCTTGACGAATATTAAATCTATATCTTACGTCAGGATTTAATAAGAAAGTAATGTCTTCAAGTTTAGTTTGAACCATTGAATATTGAAGAAGATCAATTGATCCAAAAGCGTATAAGTCATTTAAAAATAACTGATAACGAATATTAAACAAACCATCATAGACAGTATCTGATCTGACTTTGAATATTTGATTAACCCCAATCACAGATGAGGGCATTTGTATATAATTATTATTTTCTTCTATGTTGAAAGTTGTTGATAATCCAACTGTTGATGTAGTAGTGGTTGTTGTAATTCCTAAAGTTGAATCTCCCCCTCTTGCTTGACCTCTATCAATATCATCTTGTGTAATTTTATATTTCAAATACATTCTTGCAATACCATCATAATGTCTTTCTTGATATATTTGGATAGCATCGTCTAACAGATCTTGAAACTGTTCATCTGCAACGTTGATTTCTAAGACAGGAAATCCGAGTTGTCTCTTTGCGTAATCAATTAAACCTTCTCTTGAAGTTGGTTGAGCCATTATTCACCTCTAAGTTGAAATACCAGTTCTTACAAGTACATTACCTTCTATTACTTTAAAGAAAGTAGAACCAGAACTTACGTTGATATCATATAGATATCTACCCTCAGTTAAATCTCTAGTAACGGTTGACCCCATTGAAAGAGTTATTCTTCCATTTGTGTCACCAAGAGTTACACCGAAAGTATTTGCAGTTCCAATTGAAGACTTCTTCATATTGCTTCTTCCTGTATAGTTAGAAAAATCTATACTAGAACCAGCAGAAGTTTTGACGGTAAAGGTAGTGTTAAAATCTGCACCAGAAAATATAGTAAGATTTACACCATATGGAACAGCGACATCTGGATCAAAAGTGATTATCTGTTGTTGTGCCATTTTTCTAATTATTTAGTTTTTGAACAAGAGTAGATAAAAGACCTTTAATTTCTCCTAA